TATAACAAATTAGATGAGTTTTTTAAATAATTTGAAAAACTTTGTATTAAATTATTTCTAAATGGAATATAAAAATCTCCTTTGTAAAAATTTAATTTGTCTTTTTTAAATTCTTTTGCTAGTGATGCAAATTTTCTTTGAGAACTTGATTCACTAAATTTTTCTTTAGATATATCAAATCCACTTAATACTTTTTTCGCATTTGGTGTTTTAACACTCATAACAGTTTTATTCCAAGAATCATCTATCATTCTTTGAATATTAGTTAGTTGTCTTTTATCATCTAATTTAGAATAAAACGCAGTAAGATTAGTATTTATCTTTGGGGTTTTATCTTTTCCAGCACTTATTTTATTTGAGTATCCTATAAAATTACCATTAGATAATTTAACAATTACATCTGATGGATTTTTTCTATCAATACCACTTGGTTTTTCTCTAGGTGTCCAGTATAATTTTGAATATGACATTGGTAAATCATCTTTTATTTTTAAAGAATTTTGATAACCAATGGTCACATCTCTTTCTGCTGTTTCATCTCTATCTAATAAAGTAATCAACTCTTCATATGTAAAAGGTGACTCATCACCTTTATGCACTCCAGTCGGGCCAGTTTTACCACCAACATCTCTTATAAATGTTTCTGCATCTTTAAAACTTTTATTAACTAAAAAAAATAATGACATTACTTCATTCACATTAGATGATGCAGTTGAATCTTTTCTAGTTTTTTGTCCATGATGTCCAATAACATTTTTCTTTGGCGCTGTAATGAACTTATCTGTATCTTCATCATCTAAAACAATTTGAAAAATATATTTACCACCATAATTTTTTATTTGAGTTCCAGCACCAACATCAACACTTCTAAATTTTATTTTACCATCACCCACTACATCTGTGATATCGTTTAAATTAATATCTAAATCATAAAATGGATTAAACTCACCTCTTGACTGATAATCTGGAGATATCGTCAATTCTCTAATATATTGTCTAAATTTCAACATCACTTATCCCAATTCTTTATTGCAGTAAAATTATTATAACTAAATTCCATTCTATCTACTAGTTTAACTGCTTTTCCAGATTTGTCAATCGCAACATATCCTTCTGGATTAACAACCTTATAACCTTTTGCAGTTTTAATAAATGTATCTGTGAGTTGTCGTACTGAATTTAATTTGTTTACTATCATCATCTTTGCAGCTACGATACCATTTTGAAATAGTAAAATATTTTCTAAGTTTCTAATATGTTTTGAGAACTCTCTTACATATTCTTTTTTATTTCTATCAAACTTATCTTTTGCACCTTGAGTTTTTACTTTTTGTTTTAGTTTTTCAAAGTGCATTTCTATATGTTGTAAATATCCTTGTGCGTGTTGTTTAACATTTTTAATCTCTTCACCTTGTCTTACTTTAGTATTATTGTATGTTTTAAGACTTGCACCAGATAGATTACCAGTCATACTACCTTGTAATTTAAGAAACTTACCTAACAAACTAGAATTTATTCTTCTAAATACACTTCCAGTTGTTGATAATACTTTTGTGATTTCATCTGTTTCTGATTGTGTGAATGTTGCTTTACCAGATACATCTTTATATGATGCATCGTCCATCCATATTGTGTTTACTTTGTTTAGTGTTTTTGTATTAACACCAAAACTGGCACTCATAGAAGGTAATGAATCCCCCTCATAGGTTGTGTGCCATACAACTCCAATTTTTGCCTTAGTGAATTGTCTACCCAAATCGCTATCAGTAGGTGCAGAATACACGATAGTATTAGGCTGAAAAGTAACGACTTCTTGTCCATCTATTTTTCCTTTATTTAAATCACCACTAGTAAACATTAAGTCGCCTTGTATCACATTCTTGATACCAAGTTTAGGAAACTCTTTTAATGCTACTTTGAATTTTTTGTTTAGGTCACCAGATAAATCTGAATCGATATCTGCGTTTGTTTTATATAACTTTGGATTTACATTGAATACTGATTTCTTTGCAACGAAAAACTTACCATCAGATGGGTCAATACCAGCAAATATTGCAGGAGCACCATCCCATTTGACAGACATATTTACAGCACCAGAAGACTGTCCAGATAACATATTTCTTAACTCTTGTAAGAAATTAATTGCACCTCTAGCACCACCAATACCAAAATTCAGTATTTCGTCTTCTAAGTGTTCTAAATGTAAATTTTTTCCGTTCTTATCTTCTAAAAGAAACTCTTTAAATGTTAACATTGTTCAATTTTTCCATAGTTGTATTCTTACTATATTTATAAATTGAACGATTGTCAAGTCTAAAACATACCACTTCTACAATTTAAATTACCAGCAACCATAACTCTTTCATGGTCTGTCTCTTGTGGTGGAACTTCATGTTTGACCCAGCCAGGAAACATAACTAACAAACCATTTACTGGTTGTACTTTATAATCTGAATTAGGAAAAATTATAGGTGAACATTGACTAGTTACATTTACATAATATGTCCAAGACCATATCGCAGGCCAATGGTCGTGTGATTGAGTGTATTCACCTTTTCTATATACTGCACCCCAACAATCGTAACAATCTGGAATAAACTGTACTGGAGATATGTCTACAGATATTTCTCTTGTCCAATCCACTAATTTTTGAAAATGTTCTCCACCAGCTTCTAATTGCATATTCCACTCTGTCATTTGTGCTTTTACATTTGACTTATGTTTTATTCTATCACCTTGCTGACGAATAAATTTTTCTAATAAAGGATTTAATGTTTTCCAATCTTCGTATGTTCTTAAAACAACTGGATATCGTTCTTTAAATAATATATTATCTTTTTTATTCCATGCATTATTTTTGGTCATATCATATCCTTTAAAAATTTAGGTAATGGTTCTCTTCCAAATGGTCTTACCTCACTCAAACCTTTAGCCATTTCTTCAGCGTCTTCCTTAAATGTGAATACTCTGACAACATCATTTGTTGGTATTTCAATAACTGCATATTCAACTTTTTTATCTCTGTATATTGTATCAACATAGTAATTTATCTTGTGTTTTGACCTTCTACTTGAGGTCGGAAAACTTTTCATAAGCTTTATCTCCCAGTTTTTTTCCAGCATTAGTAGAATCAAAAACTGGTTCTAATCCAGAGTCTACAATATCGTCTTGTGCGACTTGTTCAACATCATAAAGTTTCATCTTAGCTCTGTCTATACCTATGATAAATCTTTTGTTCATTGTGGGGTCATTATATCTATTCTTTAATTGTTTAATCATTATCTGATTTAAATCTTCTAGTTCTTCTGTAGATATAATTGCAAACATTAAGTCAGCAGTTGCAGGCAAACCAAAACTTTCAGATGTATCTTCTAGTCCAACATCAGATGATGCAAATGCACCTCTTGTTGTTTGTGTTGCAGATACTATTGGTAAGTTACATTCTACTGCAAGTCCTCTTAATTCTTCTGCGATAGATTTAATATAAAAGTATGAACCTACACTTGCGTTACCTTTAAATCTAGATGATGAACATATATTTAAATAGTCCACAAATATTATATCTGGTTTAAAAGATTTCTTGATTGCAAGTTCTTTTAGTAAACTTTTAAAATGTCCACAATGAGCAGACGCTGTTGGATATTCTTTGATTACGACTTTTCCAACTGTTTTATTTTTTATCTTTTTAATTTTATCATCAAACATCTTTTTAGGTAAATCATGTAATTCATCTATTGTGATGTTCATTAAATTTGCATCTATTCTTTCTGCAATTCTTTCTTCAGCCATTTCTAAGGTAATATATAAAACATTTTTACCTTGCATAAGTGTTGATGATGCGAGGTGACACATAAACAATGATTTACCTACACCAGTACCAGCAAGTGCGATATTCAAAGTCTTTTGTGGTAATCCACCTTTTGTTATCTTATTAAAATAATCTAAATCAAATGGTATTCTGTTTTCTACTTTATGATAATAATCATATCTTCTATCTGACTCTTCTATGTAATCGTGTCCGATATAATTATCAAAAGATACTGCAAGTGCATCAGTAAGAAGTTCTGGAATTGACTCTGATGTTTTATCTTTTACTTTGTTATCAATAATCTTAATACTATCAACAACTGCATTATATACAGCTTTGTCTTTACAAAACTTTTCAACTGTATCTAATAACCAATCATAATCTACTTGATTATTTTCTAGAGATTTTAATAATTCAAGAACAGACTTATGGTCATTGTCCGATAAATCTTTTCTTTTTTCTATCTCTATTTCTAAAGTAGTTTTAGTTGGTGGATTAGAATACTTATCTACGAAATCATGTATTTCTTCAAAAAGAATTTGTTCACTTCTCTGATGAAAGTATTCTTTTTTTAGAAATGGTATTACTTTACGATTAAAATTTTCGTTATGTATTAGTTGACTTAGTGTTGTCTTCTCTATCGTTTGATTGTTGTCCACTAAAAACCTCTTCCCTTGAATAATGTTGGTCTACTATATCGCATAATATATCACCAAGTAAATTTTTAAAATCTTTATTGAAATAATCTGGGTCATCTTCTGGTAACCCATTTCTATCAATGATATTGTAATTAAATTTTAGTGTAGCTGGTAGTGTATTATTATTTGCATCTTCTACTGTTGCAACTTTACCATATTTGTATATGACACCATCATACTTACCACCTTTAATACCAATACAATCTTTGTGTTCTTTTTTATTTGTTACCATAACATAGTCATCTGCAATGTTACCAAGATATCTTTTTGAGTAGTCGTATGCACCTCTACTCGCTGATATCTTGCTCTGTGATTCTTTCTTGTCCACCATATCTAAATTCCTTTTTTGCACATTCTTCTAAAATATCCATTACATCTTGAGTAAAGTATTTTTTAGGGTCATTTAAAATTGTTTTACCATATTGTTTAGAACCATCTGGTAATTCATATCTAGTAGATATTTTTTTAAATACATTATATTTTTCTGCAAGTTCAAGTAATCCATAATATCTATCAAGACCTTTATTATATGTTAGTCTAACATCAACCATTTTGTTTTCTACTGTAAGTCTTGATTTAAAGTTTTTACAATGTATAATATTTCCTACAACTTCAGTTCCATCTTTTTCTTTTTTCTTTGAAAGATAGATGATAGATGAAGCTGCATATTTTAATCCAGAACCACCACCCATTTCTTTTGTTGGAAACATAGAACCAACAACATCATATGTGTG